CAGATAGCATCTTATGAAACAGCAGGTAACACTGCAGAAACTTTATCAGGTGTTTTAGATAAAAGAAAAACAAAATACTTATCGTGGGAAGAACAATTAGATAAACTATACCACGATATTGATGATGGTAAATTAGATAAGACAGGTTCTTGGTACACACATATCAAGGCTGTCAAGGATGCAAATAGCAAGGGGTAAACATGGCACTTAGTAAAATACAATCAGAAAGCATTAATCTTGCAGATGACTATGCCTTTACAGGAACAATAACTGGTGCAGGTGGTGGTAAGGTTGGTCAAGTAATCCAAACTGTTAAGACAGATGTATTTTCAACTACCTCTTCTTCTTTGGTTGATGTTACAGGATTAACTGCATCCATAACTCCAAGTGCAACTAGTAGTAAAATTTTAGTAACTTTAAACCTTAATATTGGTGCAAGTGATAATAATGCGACAGCATTGTTTAGAGACTCAACACAAATTGCTTTAGGTGATGCGTCAGGTAGTAGGTCAAGAAGTTTTACTTCATCTGCATATATAAATGTTACTGTACCTGTAAAGGCATAGTCATCTGTAAGGTTCATGCTTTCTGATTGTATTTTAGATAATGCCATTAGATACCAAATGCCTCCTTAATTTCATCTACTGTTAATCCTAAGTCTTGGAGTTTTTGTTTAGCAGATGCTTTGTTGTTTTCTTTAGATGTGATTAAATTTGCTTCATACTCATTAGCTTGAGTTTCTAATGCGTCTAGTTGTGCTTCAGTAGGTTTAGCTTTTTCTAACTTCCACTCTTTGATGTATGCACCTTGTCCGTCATCTTGGAGTATTACATCATTAAGGAAATTTACTTTACTTCCTACATACAATTCTATTTTTGATGATAATTCTGCCATGTTATGCTCCTATTAATTTATATCCACCAATAAATGTTTGACCTTCTTGTGCTTTCATTCCTGTATTTGCAGAAGCATCTGCTAAAAGAACATACGCTTCTATTGTATCTCCTACAGACAAATTCATTGTTATTCCAAGATAAACAGGAAAAAATATCAACTGATTATTCGCTGCTGATGAGTATTTTCCTTCTTTAAAACTACTTCCATTTTTAAATATATTTAATTGTATTGTTTCACCATCATTTCCACAGTCACTAAAGTTTGCAAATACTCCAGTATAAATAAAATAATTTCCTTCTTTACCAGAGGGAACTGTAAAAGTAGTTCCATCAAAAGCACTATCGGTATCTATTTCTTGTGCTGTCATACCAGTCAATTTAGTTTGTGTGTTTCTTGAAACAACTTGACTTGCTGATAATTGACCATAAAAAGTAGGAGTATTATTTCCACCTACAGTAGCACTACCACCTAAAGAAACAGCAGAGCCATTTAAAGTAATAGATGAGTTAGCAAGTTTAGCATTAGCAATACTTCCAGCTAACATATCATTTGTTACGGAAGATAATGCTGGTGCTACAGTTTCAACTGCTCTACCTAAGAACACTGCATACATTGTATCTGAACTAGTAATTGCAGAAGATAAAGTTAGTGTTGTGCCTGATACAGTATAAGCATCATTAGGATTCTGCCTTACATTGTTAATGAACAGAGCCAGACTTTGGGGATCTGATACTGCATAATCAAGTGTATAGGTGTCAGTAGCAGATGTAGTAAAACTCTGTTTCTGTAGAGTTTGATATTTATCTGCTGGTCTATTTCCGATATAAGCCATTATGTACTAATTGCGTCTACAAATGATGTTAGTACGTCTACAGCACTAGCTGTATCAGCATATGCTTTTAGTACGTCACCATTTTGTATGACAATTTTACTCCCAGAATCTATAAGTTCTAATGATCCACCTACAGATACAGGTGCATCTTTAATAACAAAATAATCTGTACCACCAGAACTAACTAATACAGTTACATTAATAGCAGCTGTATGTTTATTAACACATCTAATTGATACTATTGCATCATCACTGTTAGATGTAACTAATGTAGTTGGTGAACCAGATGAGTTTGATATTGAACTTGCAAAATTTCTTTCAAAGTCTTGTGCCATCTATTTCTCCTTTATAATGCGATAGACATAGCTGTCGCAAATCCTTTCGTTGCAAATCCACTGGTATCAACAGCCACAATAGCGTTCCAAGCAGATCCATCATAATATTTAAGTACATTACTTGTAGTATTAAAGTATAAATCACCAGCATTCAAGGCATCTCCATCATTATCTACTGTAGGATCAGATGATTTTGCTCCCAGATATATATCATCAAAGTTATCAGCAGAAGCAGCAGCGGCAGCAGCACTAGCGGCAGCAGCAGTAGCAGACGAAGCTGATTCAGTAGCTTTCGTAGTAGCTGTAGTTGCTTGAGTTGTTGCTGTAGTAGCTGATGTAGCAGCTTCAGTTGCTTTTGTTGTAGCAGTTGTAGCATGACCAGATGCAGTAGTTGCTGAAGATGCAGCGTTTGTTGCAGACGTAGATGCTTCACTTGCTTTAGTTGTAGCTGTAGATGCAGAGCTAGTAGCAGATGTTGCAGATGATGCAGCATTAGTAGCACTTGTACTAGCTTCACTAGCCTTAGTCGTTGCAGTTGATGCAGAACCACTAGCACTTGTTGCAGAACTGGCTGCATTTGTTGCTGAAGTTTCTGCCTCACTAGCTTTAGTTGTGGCTGTTGTGGCTGATGTACTAGCACTAGTTGCTGATGTACTAGCTGCTGTTGCAGAAGTAGAAGCTGCTGTTGCTGAACTAGCAGCATTTGTAGCTGACGTAGTAGCTGATGCAGCATCTACTATTAAATCATATTTCGCACTGTTAGCATTGGTAGTTAAAGGTTGGCTACCTGATGATGTATGTGCAGAATTAACAAAAAATATATTACCTGTAGATGTATCTTTAACTAAATCTCTTATCTTATAAGAAGTAGAAGCTGCCCAATTACCCTGGAACGTACCTAGTTCTTGATTAGCTAGTAAAGCAGTTGCGTCTGAATTAACAGATAATACTCTATTAGCTACTAGATCTGGTAGGTCTACATTAAATCCTGTAGTTGTAGTAACAGGATATTGTAGTGTTCTAGCAAACTGTTCTTCTAATTGTTGCAACATGGCAACATTTTTATCTAATTCTGTATTAAGTGTTTGTATAGGAAAGTTACCAGATACAGGAAAGTCTGATGTTCTTTCAATAGCTAGATCTCTAACTATAGTAATTTTATCATTTAGGGTAGCACCTGATCCTCCTAATGTAATAGATCCCCCACCTGTAACACCTGCACCAATAACACTGTATTGTGATGCAGATGAAGGTGAGTTGTTATATGTAAGGAGTGTCGTACCGTTGTAAACTTTTAAGTCAGATACATCAAAGAACTCAAATGGTACAGCAAATGTAGTCTGTCCAGACGTAGCTGTATATTGTATTCTAGGTGTAATATCACTTATCTGTAATGCCATTTAAAATCTCAAGCCTTTTTCTATTTTATCAAATACACTATCCAAATACCATATATTGTTTAATGGTACAAGTTTTCTTATACGTCTAGCTGTATGATGAGTATGTCTACCTCTACCCCAATCGTATAGTATTTGTGCAGTAGTACCTATAGTACTAGCTGCTGGTGTAATACTCCCTGCTTTACTTGTTAATGAAGTACCATAAGGTCTACCCTCTCCTAATAAAGGTTTAAGTCCTAATTGATTATCTGTAAGAGATTCTAATATTCTATTAATATCTCCAAATATACCAAATACACCACCTCTTTCAGCACCATCAATTAATCTTAGTGTCAATGATTTTTTACCATAATCTTTACCATAATCTTCAGTTCTACTTCTATCTACAATCATACCAAATGCTGTTAATGCAGCTATATCTCCTATAAGTTTTTGATCTTTTCTTTGTAATCCTTTAATCAAAAGCTTTCTTGTCATATCTAAACTAAATTTTTTATATTGAAAAAACAAAGATCCGATCTCTGCATTAGCTATTAATGGTGAAGAACCATCTCCAGGCGTAATAATAATCTCATCAACATAATCATTTAACGCTCTATTAAATTTAAATGCTGTTGTAGAATCATCCCACAAATCAGAATTAGCAACACTAACATCATCAAAATCCCATTTGTTTGCTCCTGGACCATATCCTTTTTTGGTATAATTATCCCATATTTTAAAAGCATCTTCTTTACTAATACCTTTTTGATTTAAAAACATTATATCTACATCTTTAGCCTTACCAGATACAACATTAGATATTTTAATAAGTATGTCATCACCACCCCATAATGTTGCATATGTTTTGGTTATTGTAGTAGCTGCATTTTGTAAGTTACCATATTGAAAATTTAAAGCTCCAAGCTTTTGTAATTGTTTTTCAAAACCTACAAAGCTAGATTGAATAACATCATTACCAGACAATATCTGCGCTCTTGAAAATTGTAATGTAAGGTCATTTAATTGACCAATTTTTTTACCTACACTTTTACCTGCAATATAACTTTTATATAATCCATTACTAAATGTATTAAATATTCTACCAAAGTTTTGCTGTAGTCCTCCAATAGTTACTAGCCTACCTATATCTGATAGTGTTGATGCACCTGTTAGTTGTGTAAGTGTATTAAATAATTTAAAGTTTCTAATAGAAGTAGACCAAAATCCGTGAGGATTATCGCTTAGTCCAAATATTCCTTTTCTTAAATCTCTTAAATTTTCTAATCTTTTTAATATTTGATTTCTTTCTACAAGTGTAATTTTTTTAGCTTTTAATAAATCAGCAAGTTCATTTGCTACTTGATTTAATCCAGGTGCATATCCCATTTCTTTTATATCACCAAACCAACCATAGCCTCCAGGATCTCCATATTTCTTTGTCATAACTATATCAGGAGTTATAGATCTATAATAAAATGATGATAATGTTTCTATATTTGTTTCAATAAAATCTAATGCTATTAATTCATCTAATGTAGCATCATCTATTTTTAAAAATCTTTGTTTTAAAAATTTACTTGTAGGACTTACTTTTTGTTTATATACAGCATTTGCTTCATCTAAGTTTTCAAATGGTTTTTTAAATGGATTATATTGTTTAAAACTATCTAATATTTCTTCTGCTTGTTTTGGGTCCATATCTCTTAACACCCTTCTCATTAAAATACTTTTAAATGTATCAAAGTTATTTTCTATATTAGTTCTTTTATATAACTGAGGTATATATCCATCTAATAGCTTATCTGTATCTTTTATATTTTTTAAGGTTTGGTCTAATGCATTTTCTAATTCTCTTAAAGTCCATTCTTTTTTAGTTTTTGGATCTACAATTTTAGGTTTATTTGTTTTTTTAAAATTAGCTGCTTTCATTCTTTGAATAGAACTTGTAAGCCATTCTTCTTTTTTTAATAACTCTACTAAAAATAATTTAGTATCAATAATTTCTTGTTCATAAAATTTAAAATAAGATTTAGTACTTTCAGCTGCTTCACTAATATATTTTCTTGTAGCTGTATTACCAGTTAATGTTTTACCATCACTTCTTACAGCTTTATATACTGCTGTTTGAAAATCATTATATGATAAAATAGTTTCACCATTTGGTAATGGTTTACTTCTACTAAACATTAACCTAGCTTTTTTAAAATATTTAATATCTTTTCCAGAAACTTCTTTAACATATCTAATGTAAGCATTTTCTAAATTTTCTATAACAGATACTAAATGAGGTCTATATAAAGTATTCATAATAATTTCTACACTATCTGGTGATGCTGCGTACTTTTCGTAATTCATGTATATATCAGACTTACTTAAGTTTAATAAAAATTCTTTTGCTTTTCTTGATGGACCATTAAATATTTTATCAAGTGCTGATAAACCTAATCCTTCTAATCCTAATCCAGTTTTGACTGGAGTAATATCTTCGCTTTTAACTGACTCATCTAAACTATTTCTAAATTTAATATTGTTCTTTTCAATCTGTACTTTTTTTTCTACATCAGTAAGAACAACAGAATCTTTTCCTTTAAAATTTTTTCTTTCTTTCATAGATTCTAATATGAATTTATTAACTAATGGCTCATCAACTTTCTTTATTCTTTTAGCTTCTATTATTTTTCTAATTTGAAATTCAATCCATTCTTCTTCTGTTTTCAAACCATATTTTTTTTTACCTTCAGCAAATCCTTTCTTTAATTGATTAATATTAATCCTTATTGTATTACTTGCTCTGTCGTAAAAAATACCAAAGTTTTTAAAATCCTTTATATTTCCTTTTGCTACCCAATCTAGTATTGGCATTGTAGTAATTTTTACTTTAAGTCCATTATATTCTTCAGAAAGTATTTTTGATATTGTTTTTACTTTTACATCAAACTTTACTTTTTTTTTAAAAATCTTTATAGGTGATTCTACTATTTTGTTTTTTCTTCTATATGGATTGGTACTAACACCTGTTTCTGTTTTAGTAGTTTCATCCCATTCTTTTAATTTTTGTTTTGTGCTACCACTACGTCTTGAATCAAACTTGTCATACTTTTGAAACTTTTTTCCTATCCTGTTAATTACATATGCACCACCAATAATTACAGCTGCATCTTGTAAGGATCTATCTTCATCACCTATTTGTTTAATTATTTCTTCACCAGCTATACCTTTGGTAATTCTTGATATTGCTTTTGGTCCTTTAAATACTGCACTAAGTCCTGGAGTCATAGTCATTACACCAACAGGATCTAAAAATATTTCTGACATTAGACTAGTTGCATTGAATAATGGATTGTTTAAATCTTCTTGATATTGTTCATACTCTGCTAGTTTGATAGCAGTTTCTTCTGCACTACCACTTGTATGTAATATCTTTGGTACTAAAAATCTTAAGTGAGGTGGTACTTGTGGATCTGTATATGGATTATATCCTTCTTCATCCATATCTTGATATTCAAATATTTCTTTTTGAATATTATTAATAGCACCAACAACTGATCTATCTAAAAAACCTCTCTTTAAAGTTCCTAGAATTTCATCTGTAGTAGGTTCTGGTTTAGCATCTACTGAGGGTGTATATCTTGGTGTTATATTTCTACCAAATCTAATTGGTTTCACTATATTGATCTCCAAATAAATACAACAATGTTCTCTTTTGATAATCTCCCATTGTTGGGAATAGAGCTAATAGTTTATCTTCATTATTTTTACTAGTTATAGCTTCTTTAAGGCTATTTATGTCTGGTTGATAAACAGTGTAAATATCTAATAAGTATGCTACTTGACCAGGTCTTGTTTTAAATCTTTCTGCAAAAGTATCTAATATAATCTTTGTATTATCTTCATAAGAATCAGTAACTCTACTTGAGCTATCACCTTCATATATTGAGTTATGTATTTTACCTGCTGTTCTTGTTAAAAAATCTTCTGGTTTTTCATCACCTCCAATTAAAAAATTATTTGTTATATTATTTGCATAACTAAATGCTTCATCATTAGATACTCTTTCATAAAATTCTATGATGTCATCTTGGAATCTCTGATCTATTGATCTAAATTCTGTTGAATCAAATGGAGCATCCATCTGTCTAATACTCATTACAAATTTTTTAATTAATCCTCTAGCTATACCATCTATTCCATTATCATCTAGATACTTGTTTGTTTCAGATTCTAAAAATGTATCAAATTTTCTGTAATACATATTTGGATTAAAGTCTTTACCATCTACTTTTATTTCAATCGTATCGTCTGCAAATGGATAAGGTGAAATATCAAAATTACGTGCATAATCTAAATTCATTTTAACTTTATAATCTTTAGTTCCTTCTATTCTTTCTAATTCAAACACACCACTTTCTGCCATTTTATATATTTCTTCAAATGTTGGTTTTCTTTCAACATCATTAAAATCTTTAAATGCGTTTCTTAAATCAGGATCTATATCGTAGTTTTGTTTCATGTATGTATTTACAAATGCAGATACATAATTCAATGCATCATCATTAGATAAACCATGGACCTTTTCCATAGCATCTTTATGAAATGCAAATTGATCTCCACTATTAGGTGCAAATAAAGTAACACCATAATCTTCTTCTTTGATTAAATTTTCCATTACTTTAAATACATTTTGATTAAATACATTTTCTATAATATTTGTATCGTCTATTCCTTGTGTATCTATCTTAGTAAGTCTTAATGCTTCCATCTCAATTTTAGTATCTAATTGTGTAATGTAATCTGGATTAAACTTTTCTTGAATCATTTGTTCTGTTTCAATCATGGTCATTAAAGGTTCACTATCAAAACCATAAAAACTTTCATTCCATATTTTATTTTTATTACGTTCATCTCTAAACGCTTCAATATAATCTGTTGTTACACTTCTATTTTCATTACTTTCAAATTCTTTAAACCAAGATTTAAATGAACTACTTTCTGGTATTAGTTCAGCTGCATCAGTTTTAGCTCTGTTTTCTATTACTGTTTTCCATTTATCAGCTATGTCCATAGGTTGATAATATTGTTTTAAACCATCAAAAAATGTAAACATCTCATTAGTTTCTTTACTAATATTATTAAATTTAATTCCACCATTGTTACTTAATGATGCCCACTGTGGTAACACTTCATCAAACCATTTATCAATACTCTCTTGATCTCCTTTATCTAGTAGATCTATCATTCTAGTTGTACCTACTTGTGCAAATAATTGTTCTGCTCCAAAGCTAAGTGTTTGGTTATCTCTCATAAATGAATACAATACATTAGCTACACCTTCATCTCCTTGACCTAAACTTAAATATCCTTCTAATGTATCTTCTATACCATAGTAAGTAGATATATTTGTTAGTGTGCTTTTTACTACATCTTCTGTAGTAAGTCCTAATGTACCTAGATATCCTTGATTCTCTTGTGAAGCTAATACTTCTGTTAAACTAAAATCTTCATTCGCTAAATTTATATTATTTCTTATATTAAATGCTGCTAAGTTTTTATTATACAAATTTGTAACATCAGTTACGTTAGCTTTAATATTTTTACTTTCTAAAAATTCTCTAATTACTTCTGGACCTACTGGAACTTCTTCTCCATTTATTAAATCTGTAAACAAGTTTATTTGATTTGAAACTGGACTTGTTATATTTGAAATTTGTTTATCTATTTTATTTATTTCAATAGTATCTTCTGTCATTTTCTTTCTAGTTACTTCTTTTAAACCAAAATCATTTAAAGACTTTGTTGTATTGTATGTACTTAATCCATCTTTAACTACATCATCTATAAGATCTTGACCTATCTTTCTTCCTGTTTCATCTTCAAATATTTCATAATTAACACCTCTTACTTCACCTTCATTAAGAGCATAGTTCCTTAAAAATAATTGTGCTTGTGCATCTGCCTCTGCTACTTGCTCAGCATTAGCTACATCAATGTTTTGATAAAAACTTTTAACTATAGCATTAACTCTTTTCTGTTCTAAAGATACCATCAATGCTTCTTCTGCTTGTTTTTGTGTAGATTTATTTAATTTAAAATTACTAGCAACAATCAATGCTTCATACTTTTCATTATGACTACCTAAAAAATTAGTAACTTCTGTTGCAAAAAATTGATCTATTGCATCTATACTTTCTTGTGGACCTTGTGTTGTTATAGAATTATTTTCTAAAAAAGTATCTACATCAGCAAGTGTGCTTTCTAAGTTATTTTGATAGCTATCATTAAGTTCTGTATATTCAATTATGTTTGCTTGTTTTCTTAATGTTTCAAATGAATTTAAGTTCTTTTGATTATAATATGACTCAGCATTAATACTTAATCTTTCTGGTACGCCTGTTAGTACACCATTAATATATCCATCACTTTCTTCTTGAAACTTTTGTAGATCAGGTTTTTCTCCTGACTTTAATATCCTATTAACTTTATCATTTAAATACTTTGTAGTTTCTGTTTCAAAATTATTTTGCCATTTTGCATCTAATATCTTTACTTGATTTTCAGCTAATGTGTTTATGGTATCTGAAACTGCACCAAACATCTTGCTTATATTAGGTGAATATACATCAACAACTCCCATTCTAGATGCAGTACCAGAAGGTGAAACAAGTTCAGTTCTTCTTGTTCTTTTAATCTCTCTAACCATTTACTGGGTAATTCCTTCCTGGTGGTCCAGAAGCACCTGTTCCTTTTTTTACACCACTAGTAGGTTGTTTATAATAGTTATAGTAATTCCATCCATTAACTATGCTTGTTCCTGCATTTATAATAGAACCCATGTTAGAATAAAAGGCTTGTTGTTTAGTATTAAAGATAGCTCTATCATAACTACTATTTATTTTAAGTGCATTTAATCTAATAGAAGATAAATCTTTATTAGTTATATTAACAATATCTTGTTGAATAGCATCAAAGCTAGGACTATCACCTACTCCTGATGCACCTCTTACAGCTCTGTTATTACTAAGAATAGTATTCATATCTCTCATTCTTGCATTTTCTGCTTGTAATCCTTCTAAGTATGATACTTTCTTTTCTTGCTCGTATCTTCTAGCCATTTCTTTAGTTTGAAGATTTGTTTGCTGTATCTGTACTGCTGAACCAGCAGCAGATATACCTGCACTAATAAGAAATAATGTTGCTGGATCTGCTCCCATTTTAAAATACTACCTCTAATGCTACACCCAAAACTTTTAAAGGCAAGGGTGCTGTTTGTGTTATTTTTAATGTAGGCTCTCTATCATAGCCTAAAAAGAAAAACTCTTTTTTTCCTGTTACTTTAGCTACTGGAGCTGCTACATCAAAGTTTACATCTCTTATAACTAAACTTTTAGCAGTACTATCTGCTGCTTGTAAAGCTACATTTAATGAATCTGATAAATCTATAACTGCTCTAGATATTCTTTTTATCTGTCCTGTCAATGGACCATTAGCTACTTCTCTATCTATTGGCATAGTTTCAAGACTAGGTTCATAGTTAAATCCTACTACTACCCCAGCATTATGAGCTACATCAAAGGTTATTGTATCACTTGCTGATGTAACAAATGATCCTAATGAAAATGTACCATCAACAGCATTAACAGTTTCTTGCGTTAAATGAGCAGGACTATTATGAACACGCCCTGAAGTAATAGTTATTACAGCATTGTCAGCTGGTGAAGAAGCTAGTGCCTGGTCTAAAACTATGGTGTGACCACTAGCTGTAGCTGTAACTGTTTGTATTTCATAACTACCAGTAATTCCAGCTATAGTAATAATATCACCTATATTAGGTGCAGTCGTATACCCATCTACATTTATACTAGTACCTGTTTGACTAGCACCATTTACTAATGGACTGCCTTGTTGATTAACTGTAGTTGTTCCTGAACAATCTAATGTAAGATCATCCTGTTCAGCAAACTTTTCTAATGTATATACAGTTCCACCTTCTAATTCTCTTTTAACAACACAAAATAAATTTTCATTAATAGCTGTAATACTAGTAAACTCATCACCACTCTTTGTACTCCATTGTGTCCAACCAGCTATCTTTTCTGCACGTACACTATGAAACAAAGCAAGTGTTCCATCATTGTTTGTAAAGAAAGCAAACTGTTCTGGTCTAGTTGTTGTACCAGTTATCATAGCCATATCTACTGGAG